TGTTGGAAGACAAATTACTGACGGTACTAGTCAATTGACTAATACGAACTTTGCGCTAGATAGAATTATACCAGAAAAAGACTCTAAAAAATTCCAAACTGCGCCATTTTCAGACTATATAACTCTTGAGAATCTTAAAATAGAAGAGGATGTACCTACAACTGTTGTGCAATCTGATGGTAAGAAAAGACCAGTAAGATTTAATACAAACAAAAAAGATGCATCAAAATCTTTATTTGGTTCATTAAGAGAAAGAATTAGGGTTTCTATTGCTCGAATAATTAAAAACTTCCCAGGTGCTATTTTAATTGATAAAGACGCGCTTTCAGTTGTTACTGATAAAACTGCGGAAAATATCACATATAACCCTACAACAAATAGAACAACATTTACGGTACAAACGGGTAGATTTTTTAACCCATTTGATGTTGCTTTACTACAACCCACAGCAAATGAAACAATAAATGCTGAAAATAAACTTAGAAATTTATTTTCTTCATATAAGAAATACATCATAATTGTTGATGATAAAAAATATGCAGTAAGCAATTATACGCAACCAGATAGTTTTAATCAAATTACACTATCAGTTACCGGAAAACCATTTACTGGGTCAACATATTCAGATAGTTTTATTTTAAGACCTAATGATAATGTTGTTGAAGAATTTTACTTAGGTTTAGATGATCTTGAACAAACATTATTAAACAGAGAAACATTTCCAATATATCAAGCTGGATTCACAGTACCAAAAACAAGTTTAGACGAATCAAAAACTGAGTTAGTTTCGGTATTGGTAAACTGGCCAACATCATCTGATGGGTACAATATACAAATTACAGGTTTAAAGTTTGATGAGTATCTTACTAGATTAAATGATTTAGCAACAGAGATTGACAATTACAAATCTAATTTAGTAACAAGATTTTTAGTTGCACCACAGTTATTTGAATTTGATACTGAGGATCAAAAAATAGACAAAATATTTCAATTATATGGTCAAAGCTTTGATAAGGTAAAATCATATATTGATAATATTGCTTACATGAGAAATGTTAGTTATGATTCAATAGATAATATCCCGGATGTTTTTCTTAAAAATCTAGCAAACACTCTTGGTTTAAATACAATTAATTTATTTGATCAAAAATCACTAGAAGAACAAATTTATAACGCGTCTTCTGTGACATATGACGGTCAATCTATTGGAAAGAATTTAGTAGATGCTGAATTAGAATTCTATAGAAGACTTTTAGTTAACTTAGCTTTTATATATAAATCAAAAGGTACTAGAAGTAGTATTGAGTTTTTCTTAAAATTCATTGGTGCTCCAGAACCAATGGTTAAAATTGATGAGTTTGTATATAAGGTTAAAAGTGCGTTACCATCATCTACTTTAGATGATATTACGAATACATTGAATAATATTCAGGTAAGTAATAATGTAACATTTAATAGTAACACATATACATACACATTATCGTCATTAACTGGTTTAACAACAAACAGTCAGTTAACTGATTACCCAGTAAACGATACTTCTTTATTACCAAAATCACCAACAACCAATCAGGAAAATATATTTTTCCAAATGGGTTCTGGTTGGTCGAATGTATCATTAGATCATAGATCTTCAGATATATTAGATACAGAATCATCAGTTCTAACAGGTAGAACAAAGACATTATTAACAAAATCAAAACCATATTCGTATGGTGAAGATTATTTTGATGTTTATAGAACACTTCCTGGATTAGATTATGGTTTCACAATCAATAGTGAAATAGATAACGTACAGGGCCAAATATTAGAAGATGAAAATTTATCTAATTTAACTCTTAATAGAAAAAACATAAATGTATTTGTTTCTGCGGCTAATGCTATTAACTATGATATTTGGAGAAAGTCTAGAGAATTAGAAGTTACCTTTGGTACCAATAGTCTTGAACCACAAACCGGTTTCACATTTTCTGAATATCTACAAAATACGTTTTCTAATCAGATTACAAATTCAAATTTAGTAAAGTACAAGAAAAATTATATTGCACTAGAAGATGTGTATCAAGATTATTTAAATCAATTAACGGCTTCTGGTTATACAACATATGATATGATTTCAACATCTGATTTCGTTAATCAGATGAGTCCGTATTGGTCTAATGTATTGGAACAAATAATTCCATCTACAACTTTATGGATGGGTGGAAATTTAATAGAAAATAATATTTTTGGTAGACCTAAGTTTTCATATAGAAAACCATGTAAACCATTAGAAGTTGTTGAAAATCTATATCCAAATTTTGAAAATGTCATTGAAGAAGATTTAGAGACAATTATTGGTGACCCTGATAATTTAAGAGGTTTAATAGAATTTAGTGGTGTCACTTTTACATTACATATTGATATAGATGGTTTTGATTATAGCGGCACAACACAAGTTAATTTAACTGGAAGTACGTTATTTGGCACAGGATTTACTGCATCAGAAAGTTGTACAACACTAACAACATCTTCAACAAAAATTCCATTAATTTGTGAATATAAAAATTGGATTAACTTAAATGTTCCAACAATTAAAAATTCATGGAAGAGTGCAATAACAGCATTAGTTAATCAGATTAACCAAACTGAAACTCAATATAGTGCATTTAACACTCCTAGTTATGTTCCTACAACGGCTATTACTAGTGGTTATACTCAATTAATATCTCACGAGTTTTTCACTGATAGTGATGGAATTGAAAAAGTTAAGTTTATTGCTCACACAAACTCATCTGGAGAATGTTTGGTTAAAAATAATTTAGATTTTTATTTTGATGTTGATTACAAATATACCGAACCTAAATGTCATTTAGATTTATCTTTTGATGCTGTTTGTGATGTTTATTCTGGTTATCCAACATGTAAAGTAGCTACCGATATTATTGTAAGTTTAACTGGTGCTACAGTTCAATCTGGAAACGATTCTGGTTGGGGTATATATGTTCAAAGAAATTGTACACCTGGTAATAATATTGCAACGGGTTATAACTCAACATATACCGATACATCTTTTTTACAAATAGTAGGTGAAAATTGTAAATTTAAATTAACAAATGTCAGAGAAGATGAAGTTATTGATTTGATTTTCACTGATGCTGCTAACTGTGATAAAAAGGTAAAAATAGAAGGGCTTTCTTTAAGATATGTTGAATATCCAACAGAGGCTCCTGATTTACCATTAAGCGTTAATACCGGTTATACATTAGTACCTAAAGTACAATATAGAAATTCTTATAACTATGGTTTAAAACACAACACAAAAGTCATTGTTGTTAGTGGTGCGACTATAAATCCATCAACAACACCAGCAAATATTGCTAGTTATTTAGCTGCTGGTACTCTTGTAAAAAAATATGTAAAAGATTTAACAAGTGGTGATGTGATAATGGGTGCAACTTATTTATCATGTTCAACATTCCCATCTAGTATTTTTGAATATGCGGCAGATAATGATGATTACTCATTCTCATATGATTATTCAACATACACTATTAGTGATATTGATTGTTTAAGCTCAATTAAAAAAAGTGAGATAACTGGTGTTACAGTAAATGGTGAACAAGTTGTTATTGAAGTTTTACCTACAACAAAATTAAGAGTTTACACAAATAAAGAAATTGATGAGGCCACTTACAGAGTAACAAAGAGAGATGGTTATTTCTTTGATTCTAGATCTCCAGAATTTTTACAATTAAAACCAGAAACACCAGAAGAACCATGTTGTTATTACCCATCAGATTATTATGATACTGGTGATTTTTTAATTACAGATAAGGGAGAGTTACTTGAAATTGTTGCAGTTAATTTAAATTACTGTGAAAATAATCTTTATTATAATATTAATGTTAGTGGATCACAACCACAAAATTTAATATTATTTAACGGTAATGATAATGTTCAAGTATTAACTCAGCATACATATACTAAATTTAATAGATTAAATGCTAATCTAAGTCAATATTATATTGATACTCAATGTTGTACAACTGCAATAGAAGATCCAGTAAGAAATTATACAACAGCGTGTGGATCTATTACACCAGCGGTTCCATGTGGAAGTGTATACCCAGTAGTAACACCAACACCAACCGGTACACCAACAACCACACCAACTAGTACTAGTACACCAACAACTACTAGTACACCGACATCAACTAGTACCAGCACTCCAACTAGTACTAGTACACCAACTTCAACACCAACTAGTACAGCGACACCTACTATTACACCAGATTTGACCGCAACACCAACATCAACTAGTACAACAACACCAACAACTAGTTGTGAGTTTGTAATTGATACTGTTGCCGTTATAACAACACCAACACCAACAACTACAACAACCCCAACATCTACAAGCACAGCAAACTGTGATTTTGTAATTGATACTGTTGCTGTAATTACTACACCTACACCTAGTATAACAACAACACCAACCTCAACTAATACACCAAATTGTGAATTTGTGATTGACACTGTGGCAGTTATTGCAACGCCAACGCCAACATCAACTATCACAACAACACCAACTTCAACTGAAACAATAAATTGTGATTTTGTAATTGATACTGTTGCGGTAATTAACACCCCAACACCTACATCAACAATTACATCAACCCCAACATCTACTAGTACTAGTACACCAACAAGTACTGAGACACCAACTTCTACCTATACACCAA